TCCGGATCAGGGGCCCATTGAGCACTTGTGCTCGCGCTTACGCGCCGCTGGCCTAGAGCCAGCAAACCGGGTGAACGCAGACTAGGCTGTGTTCATAATCAGGAGTGATCATGAACCGCGTTATCTACGACACTCTAGACACATGGGGTACCTTTCATGAGGTATCTTCCAAGACTCCCAACTTTAACAAGTTGCGGAAGCTTGGCCAGCGTCTACCAATCAAAGATTATGATTGGTGGCGTCAGGATGGTCAGTCACCCAGAGTCATGACCTACAATGGTCTACGCTCTGACAGAGACGTAGGTAACATGAGTAGCCTCCGTTCCGTGTTCCTCAACGGTCAACTTTCCAATGGATTGATGATCGTTAAGGATAATCGGATGCGAGAGTCCATTCAACAGGTTACCAACCGTGTCCTGGAGAAGGTTCGAGATTCTGATGTGAATCTCGGTGTCGCTTTGGGTGAGCATCGGGAAACCGCTGCTTTCGTCTCTAGCGCCATGTTAAAGACCGCAAGGTCTTATAAACAGCTTCGCCGAGGTGACGTGTCAGGAGCCCTGCAAACCCTTACGGGCCGCAGGAACAACGCTTGGAAGGATATCCCTGGCGTTGCTTCTAACACGTGGTTGGCTTACTCCTACGGACTACGCCCGCTTTTAGCTGACGTACACGGTGCATGTGAGGCCCTCGATAAGAGGGGAAAACCTTTCGTGCCCGTAAAGTCCGTGCGATCTTCAACGTCTGGTTCTGTAACCCTGACGGCGGACAGCTATTCTGGAAAGAGTAGATATGTTCGCACCGTCACAGGTCAATATAAAACCAGGGCCGAAGTCAGGTTTATGGTGAGCAATCCGCTCGTCCATTCACTCGATTCGGTCGGTCTAACAAACCCGTTGGCGATTGCCTGGGAGCTTGTGCCCTTTTCCTTCGTTGTCGACTGGTTTGTTCCAGTCGGCAAATTCATCACCGGTATTGTTCCCCCACAAGGGGTTCAATTCGTGGATGGTTGGATTAGTTTACAAGCGAGAGGAGCTTTCTATGGAAGCACCTCGGTACCCTCTACCCCGACTACATCACCGGGGTGGAACACTTCTTGCCAGGCTTCGGAGGTTCTCAAATACCGCCGCATCCTGTCAGGTTTCCCAAGGTACCACCTAGTAGTCCCTGATGTTTCTTTGAGTCGAACTCAAATAGCGTCAGGGCTAGCGCTCTTGTGGCAAACAGCCGCAAGGTTCCGCTAAAGGCGAGGTGCCATCCATTTGGTGCCTTTTTCATTGAACGCTCCTTTTGGAGCATCCCCTCAGGAGCTGCCTTATGGCCGCTATCGCCAATATCGTCGTTAACGACGGCGCGACTACACCTGTCGCTCACACCTTCGCACCTGCGAAGACCAGTGCTGATGTCGCTCTTCTCGAAGACCGTGTTGCTGGGATCTATATCGGCTTTAACAAGCTGACGTTAGCTCTCACGCGACCCAATGGTGCAGCGAAGAATGCCACCCGCAACCTCAAACTCTCGATCAAGATCGAGACTCCGAAGCTGGAAACCGTGTCTAACAACACTGTTTCGGGCATTGCCCCCGCTCCTACAATTAGCTACCGTCCCGTTGTCGAGATGGTCGCCACTTTTCCGGAGCGCTGCAGCTTGCAAGACCGTAAGGACCTGCAAGCCTTCTTGAAGAATGTCTTGGCGAACTCTTTCGTCACTGATGCCTTCGAGAAGTACGAGCTGCCTTATTAACAGTTCGTGTTCGGATAGAGGTAACCGCTATGAGCATCCAGGCGGGCTCCCAAAGGTGCAAACCTTTGGACGCACTGTCATATGCACGAAAAATATTCACGGCTATAGGCGGCGACGCAGGATTGGAGGCGGCTCGTAAGAACCCACTCCAGCTTGCAACGTCCACTGTTGACGTGAAATTGGACAGGACACCACTTGAGTTCTTCCTTGAGTACCAGGTTGTGAAGCTGATGTCTAAGTATCCAGCAATGGATACCGGCATCGACTGCACACGTGCTGCTCTGGAAAAGTTCATCTGGGCTGAGCGCCTTTGCAAAGAGACAAATGACAGGTTCAGTTCGCGTGCTGCGTCACTACCAAGTGATCGCGTGGTTCGCATCCTTTCGGGTGCGTCACGAAAAATAGCATGCATTCTTGGGCCTGTCCCTAGTTTCAATGAGATGGAGTTCAGCTTTGGTCCTGGCGCTGCATATGGTGTACGGGGGGAAACCTCCGTCTACAATAAGGTCACAAGTACCTTAGAGTGCACTTTCGCACTAGTTGACGGGCTCAGCGAGTTTCTCGCTGAGTTTCCAGGTTGGATACCGGAAGGTACCCATGAGGTTCGCCTCATTCCTGGTAGTCAACTAACCTTCGTGCCCAAAGATGCCAAGACTCATCGCCCCATATGTATCGAGCCGCTCTTGAACGGCTTAATGCAAAAAGGGTATGGGTCCTGGATTAGGAGACGTCTCAAACGCTTTGGCGTTGACCTAGACGATCAGGGTGTCAACCAAAAGTTGGCGTCCCTGTGTATCGTCGACGGTCTTTGTACTGTTGATTTCAGCAGTGCAAGTGACACTATCTCTTACAACCTTGTCATGGACCTCTTACCAATTGATTGGTTTGAGGCCCTTGACTGTTGCCGGTCCCCTCGTTTTGAGTACGAGGGATCTTGGTGGAACTTTCAAAAGTTCTCCTCGATGGGCAACGCGTACACATTCGAGCTCGAGACCTTGATCTTTTACAGCTTGGCTTGCGCCTGCTGCGAGGAACTTGGTATCGAATACTCGACTGGGAGAAATCTCAGCGTGTACGGGGATGATGTCATCATCCCAAAAGGTTGTTTTGATCTCTTCTCCGAGATCGTAGTGGCCTGTGGCTTCTCGATAAACGAGGAGAAATCCTTTAAAGAGGGTTTCTTCTACGAATCCTGTGGCCACGACTACTATAAAGGGCAACTTGTTCGTCCCTACCTCATCAAGAAACGTCTTAACACGACAGTTTCCGCCATCTATGCCTGTAATACGATCCGCCGAATTCAAAAGCGAATCTTGGATCTGTGGTCGAACATCGACTCCGATCCGACACCCATCCTTGAACGTCTTGATGACGTACATAAGTGGGCGGTATCACATGTACCCAAGCACCTTCGGTTCCTCGGTCCCGAAGGTTTTGGTGATGGCCATCTCATCGCTGACCTTGATGAAGCGACTAATTGTCGATTCTCCAAGGTACGCAGACATCGATTTTTTGATGCCTGGAAATTCAAAACTATGGCGCCTGTCAACAGACCTGTGTTACCACAGGGGGGTTGGCCGACTCCGTATGCTTTGTATTTCGTTCGAGATGCTCCAAGTGAGGTATATAAGCCTAGACTTCCCAGTCTTGACTTATATCCCGGAGATCCGCCTGACAACGGATCCGGGTACGTTGTGAGATCTAGAGTTCGGTATAAGCCCATGGAGATTCTCTGCCATTCTGAATGGCAGGGTCGTCTCTACTGGACTCGCACCTCATTCTTTGTCCCATCACGTAACGAGCACGCATAAGAAGGATAGCACTGCCCTCGAAAGAGGGCAGGGTACTCTGGCGTAAGCCAGATTCCCCCTTGGTGTGGAGGAGAAACAATTCGTTTCTCTATAAAGT